GATGATATACCCTTCAGGTAATGTCGTAAACCCCAATAATACCATTATTTTTCAATAGTTTAAGTCATTCTGGTGCTTCTCCAAAATAGTGTATTGAACCTGTTTTTTAAATAGGCCAGCCTTCAACCCTTAGAGTTGTCGGCCTTAGAGGGGTAGGTTCACTTGAACCTATTGAACCTCTTAACTTAACTTGACTTCCAACGCGGTTGCCGCATTCTTCAAGTAATCCGGCGAGTATCGGGCATAAACACGCTCTGTTATGATGGTATTGGAGTGACCTAAATATTGTGAAATCTCACTCATAGGAACACCCGCTTCAGCCATCCAAACCGCCGCCGTATGCCGAAACACATGAGGACTAACACCTTCAACACCAGCACGTTTAGCAGTGGTTCGCAAGCCAGTCCAAAGGTTCTTAATAGGCTTTCCGTACCACTCAATCACAAAATTGCTTTGAGCGGTTTGGCAGGCCTCAAAAAGCGCTTCATTCAACGAGTTGTTAATTGGCACGATTGCCCTGCCTTTACGTCGCCCCTGTTCATGAGGATTAGACAAGTGAATGAGACGGCGGTCGAAATCCACCCTATCCCATGTTAGTTCTAACAATGCTGTTACTCTGGCTGCTGTTGAAAGCATTAGAATAATAGCTAGGCGTAAGTGCGGCAGATGGACATGGCGTAGCAGCCGCTTAACATCTGTTTCACTTAAGGAACGTTCCCTAGGCGGTGAAGGTGGCGGTAGTTCAACATAGGGAGCCTGTGCAATCAGGTTGTGCTTCTTTGCCCAATTGAAAATAACACGTAAGTTAAGCAACTCTGTGTAGATTGTACCGTTCTTGATACCTACCCGCCGACGCATTTCAGCGTAAGCGCGACTATCAGCAATTGTAATGGTGGAGACAGTACGACCGCCAAAATACAGCTTTAGTCGCTGCCAACGCTTTTGTGTGTCCTGCTCAATAACACGCCCGGCCTTGTCTTTCATATAGGCTTCAACAAGACTATCAACATTATCATTTGTTGGCCTTGTCAAAGACTTAAAGACAGACGGTGCGGCCTTTTCAGCCTCCCTACGTGAACCAGTTTTTAGACTATGACGCCGCCGCTTACCAGTGATGGCATCAGTGAATGTTAACGCCCAATGGCCGCGTAGCCTTGTTAGGCGATATAGGTCGCAATCAAGGCCGATCTCGCTTCGAAATGTTCGAACCGGTGGACTTTCGGTACTATACGACATTGTTTCATCTCCTCGTTTTTCTCACTTACAATTTCATCTTTTTCCAATAGTTCGTCCTTCTCTAAAACCTTAACAATATCAGCTAAACCCTGCGGGCTAATCTGCATGTAACGGGTGGTGGTGTTGATGTTGCTATGCCCCATCCACTCCATGACTCGCTTGATATCCACACCACCCATTACTAACCTTGAACAGCAGGTATGACGAAGCGTGTGCGGCGTGACATCCGGCCAGCCTAAGGCTTTCTGCATCTCTTCCCAAAGCTTACGAAATAGGCGCGGCCAAGCGCCGCTTCGCGGTTGACTCATTAAAGAACCATCCTCTAACCACGCCATGAACGGCGCTTCCCATGACAGCATTGCTTGACACCGTGCCGTTAAGGGGACAGTGCGAGGCTTCCCGGTTTTGGTTAGCCAGAAAGTGACTGAACAACCCGATGCGCTAAAGCTTGCCTGGTTGAGATTAAACAACTCGCTTAGCCGTGCGCCTGTGTCCAACAAGAACATACAGAAATTACACATGAGCAACTTGTTGAATTCGCAGCCATGGCGGAAATAGTCCAAGAGTTGGTCTTCTTCCTGTACGTCCAGAAAGCGAAACTTTGTTTTTTCTTCTCGCATCCACTTAATAGCTGGCACGTTTGAAACGGTTTCCAAATCCCGCGCCATGGTAAGCAGCTTCGACAAGGCCGACAGTTTGCGGTTGATAGTGCCGTTTGTTGCTCCAATTGATGCAAGATGAGACTTGAAAGCCTCGATAGTGTGCCTGGTGATTGAAGCCGGTGTAGTGAACGCGCCAAAGTAAGTGACTACGTCCCGCCCATTCTTAATTAAAGTTTGGGCAGATTTTTTATGCTGCCAGTCCACATTAATTAAATAGTTTAACAAGCCGTCCATCGTGTTTAGCCGCGCCATATGCGGGCTTTTCTTGATGACAGTTGGCGCTGGTGGTAGTGGTTTGTTCTCACTAATTGCCAACTTGGCCGCGCTTTCCCATGCGACTGCTTCTCGCCTTGATGGGAATGAACGGCGGTGGCGGTTTCCTAGAGGGTCGCGGAAATCCGCAACCCATCTATTGCCTCTCGGCCGTATTGCCATGGCGGTTCTCCTTAAATTGGATCCCATCCGGCGAGTTTGGCGGCTGCTTCCTCTAGGATATAGCGAGGGCACAGCTTTATTACGTGTTTACGATATGTGCCATTCTCATCAGTGAAGTAACTAATGTCCTTCGCTGTTCCAAACGCGCCATTTTCTTCCCATGCCTTCACAAGTCCTTCAAATTCCCATCTACCCATATCGGGCTTATTAACAATATAATAATTGATGCGCCTTGCATGAGGAAACCATGCATCTATTGAAACATAAGGTGTTTTAGCAAAACTAGCCCTCATGTTTTCCCTGTATGTGCTTGAACCTGTACCCGTGGCAGGTGTCAACTCTGAATAGAGTTGCTCGTGTGTTAGCTCCGAATAATTGGTGTTCATCTTCTTTCTCCTTTAAATACTTGAATTCATTATATAAAAAGGCCTTATTCCCCCACGAGATTAACGTTCTGTACCATCTCTACGCTTCCATGCTACTCACAAGGTTACTAGGGTTGCCGCCGCCAACACAAAGGATTTCTCCCTTGCCCGCTCCCCTTGGAAAGATGTCAAGGCTATCGACTGCCACCGTATGGAAGATGGGAGGCTTATTGGTTCCCTCCCTAAAGGCATCACGCCGTAGCGCCTGTGGCCGGTTTTGCCTACCAGCAGAGCGGTGGGGCTAGGTAGCCTTTTGTCGTGCTGATGGGGATGAAGATACCACTTAGTATTTAGTTGGTCAATAGGGAAAATGAAGAAATATGAATTATTTTTCGGAAAAACATGTAAGTTGTTGTTTTTACAGCATTTTATTTATTATTTTTTTACTTAATTCTTTTCCTTTGTTAGTCAAATGGTCGTCTATAGCCCGCCCGTCCGCATCATTTTCAAACACTTCAACTAAGCCAAGCCCTTCAATGTCTTTCTGCATACCCTTCCCTAAATGGCTTTCTAGAGATAGTGCCTTAACTATTGTGGCTAAGTTTGATGACTCCAGTCCCGTCCTCTTGCGAACTTCCAAATTCTCGATCTTACCGCGTGACCCTTGACAACCTTTAGCAATCTCTAAGAACACCAGCACTTGGTTTAGGGTCATGGCCGGTCTTACCTGCCGGATGATCTGGACAACGTCAATGAGCTTGTCGAGTGCGGCGATATTCTCCTTGGCTTTAGCTTCCTTCTTAGCCTCTAGGCGGGCTTTGGTTGCGGCAGCGCGTTGGCTGGATGTCATAGGTGTGGTTTCGTTGGACATGGTGTTTCTCCTTAATTATTTGTTAAGTTATTGAAATTATTAGGTTTTTTTTGCAAAAATCACCAGCCGCAAACCCAATGTTGAAACGGTGGTAAGGTCTTGTTTTTAAAAGGATTTTCGTTGGTGATGCGGTAGGATTAGGCGGGAGCTTCTTAAATCATGGCCGTGATTACGATGCTTAGTAGGCCTAAACAGGCGCTTTAACCAGCTATAGGTTAAATCTACCAAGTCTTCAAAGCTACAACCGCCTAAAGGGTATGTATGTATTCTTGTTTTCTCCCATCCATTTCATACGTGTTTCTCCCCCCAAACCCCCCTCAAAACCCCATAATCGGATTACTAATCCGATATTTCTCTTAGAGTCATAAGGCTTTGGGTCAAAACTGCGCCCAAATGTGTGACCAAATGCTTAAAAACAGCCATCTGGGACACCCTTACGACAGACTCCCGCGGGGGGTAACTGGCTGTCCTCAAGGTCGATTTGGTGTTTCATATTTTTTCACCATTTTTAAACGAGGTCTGAACATGTACCCATCACGAGGCGTTAGCCGAGGGATGGGGCACAGATACCACAAAAACACAACAAAAGCACGGCAAAGAATCGGACTTTACCATAGAATAACAACAATAAAACATCAATCAAAAGATCGAGTGGAGCAGGTAAACAACATCATGAACTTGGCGAGAAAACGAGAAAGAAACCAAAATCATGGAAATGAAAACATCCGCTCCACTCGAAACACCCGTGGGAGAAAGAGACACGGGTATTCAGAATTCCTATACCATGGGGAGTAGAGGAAATGAAAGACTAAGATTTAAGAATTAGAACGACCTCTAACGATTGTCGGGATATAGCAGAGACTACCTCTAAACCGCGTTGGATTATTTTACTTTGTTTGTTGTTGTTTAGGCACTCTAGCAGTAACGCGGTGGGGGCGATATCGTTAGAGATCGATCTAAATTTTAAATAATTAATACTCTCACAAGGGAGTTGTAATTTAAGTTATTGTTTTTATTAGTTTTATCACTCTAATTACGCCATCGCTGGGATACTCTCTCAAGAGTTAATCACTAATAACTAATAACTAATATCTAATATCTAATATCTAATATCTAATATCTAATATCTAATAACTAATATCTAATATCTAATATCTAATATCTAATAACTATTAATTAATATATCTATATAGGGTACCCTGCGGTACCCTCTCTATTCAGTAGATATATATAAGCTATATAAACTATACTTCGTATAAATGATATATATGATATAGTAGTTATGTTAGTATTATGTTTATATCGTTATATATCGTTATATATCGTTATATATCGTTATATATCGTTATATATCGTTATATATCGTTATATATCGTTATATATCGTTAGTATTATGTATATATATATATTATAATATGTTTAATAGTCTCTCCTAAAAAAGAAAAGGGACCAAAAGAAAAAACTTATTCACAAGGAAGTCGTAATTTAAGCTTTTGATTTTATTGGGTTTTTTAGGCTGTTAATTTTGCTATTGGGATTTACCCCCTTTTGTGTCTTTTGAGAAAAGATCGTAACTGCAATTATGATTTCTTACAGATAGGGCTTATTTGTCATTTTAAAGCCCGTAGAGAGGCTTTCAATATCCAGGATGATAAATCTACCATGAAAATAATAAAACGTCTCCAGAGGCTTTAAAAGTGCCTTAAAATCGATTTAGGGTTTTTAGACATGCTTTAAGCCATTCTGAAAGAGAAGCGCTCAAATTTAAGGATAGCTAAAAACCCCAAATAAAACTATAATTAGTAAAACTAGATTAATATAAAACTAAGTTTATCAATGTCAAGTTTTAAAAGATTATTAAAGATTTCTTTCAAAGCTGAAAATTTACTAAAGATTTTTTTTTTTAAAAAGGGGAAGGAAGGAACAAAAACCAAATTGAAAAAGCTGCTCTTAACTAGTTCTGCTAGGTTTCTGTACTACAGTTATTAAAGGAAACAAGTAACAAGAACGATCAAAAACATTTATGCAGATTTAGAGTTGTTCAGACGATTAGACATGTTCAGTAATCGCTTGGGAACTCCCCCCAAACCCCCCTCTTTTGAGGCTTCTAATTTTAAAAGTCTAGGACTTTTGCGACAATTTACTAAATAAATACACCCTCTCACAAAATAGCATGAACAAGTGACTGTTGATATTGTGGCTGGCCTATGGCATGTTCCATGAACTTCGCCAACTCTTCATCTAGCAATTTTTCCCTTAATTCATTAGCTGCCTGACTAGTATCCTTGGCCATTTGTTGTGTCCAGTAATGAACAGCCAATGCCAAGGCATCAAGTCGGTCATCCTTGATGAGACTGCCCCTGTCTCTGGTGATGCGGGTCATTTGGTAAAATAGGCGATACCGGTTTTGTTGCTCTGGTGGGTAGATTTCGGTTGATTTAAAATCTCGCTCAATAAGCTTACGATCAACACAAAGCCGATGTTGGTTCATGACTGGCTCGAGCGTGTCAATGATGCGCTGTTCTTTTTGGCCGCGTGAACGCTCTGTATCCGAAATTTTACACGGATGTATCCTTGCCATAACAGGACTAAGCAATTTATTAAACATACCATCGCCAAAGTTTGGTTCAATAACCACCTCATTGACATGAAACTCCTTGGCCTTAAAGGCGAGCGCTTCAAGTACGGCTTCTTCATAGCCCCTTCTATCTCCACCTGCATCAAGCAGGAATAAACGGCTATTGAGGATACTAACAATTGCCCATGTAGTTTCATCGCCGCCACGTCCTGAAGGGTCAATGGCCATGACGGTTCCGGCGTAAGGCTGCCAGTCATCCTTAGCAATCATGAAAGGTTTATAGAAACGGTCACCATCAAAGCCAATAGAGGGAACATCTTCAACAATCAATGAGCGGTCATTCGACCAGGCCATATCGACGGGGGCGAGTTTCCGGTCTAAATCCAAGACAAGGAGATCATGAAGTTTAAGCGGGTAACGATCAGCATCGGCCAGAGATGTATCAAGCATGAATTGAAGCGCGAAACCGGCTTGACCATATTCAGCGAGTTTCTTCAGCAATGTGTGTTCACTAAAGCGATTACAGACGGGTTGACCGGCGAGATGGGGATTGCGGGCGAGATCATCAACAATGAACTGGCCTAATCTGTTTCCATATCTGGCAACCTGTTTTTCATTGGGATATCTGGCAGGGATGATGCGGATTTCATAGCCACGTTCCGGCAGGGAGTTATAAATTGATTGTTCAGTCTGCGGGGTGCCTAGATAGATAATTTTGGAAGTCTTGATAATCACGCCCGTCCTCTCATCTCTGGTCGGCGGCTTTTCAAGGGCGGCGAATTCTTTGGTTAATTCTTTGAGCTTGTCCCTCATCCCTTGGGTGGCTGAATTGCCGGTTACTTCGATATCATCAGCAATGATGATGTCAGCACGGGAACCTGTAAGCTGGCCGGTGATACCGACTGATTTCACGCTTGGGGCTTGGCTGGCTTTGGCGGGGGCAACATCAAAGGCAATTTTACTGGAGCGCTGGCCGTCTCGTGGACGAAGATGCTGCAAGATAGGCACTTCATGAATGAGACGCAGAACAAAGGTCGAGAAGTCATCGGCACGGGCTTTAGAGGCTGATATGACCATGATGTTGATTTGCGGGTCATTGAGCAGCAGCCAGCAGATATAGGCGGCAGTGACCCATGATTTACCGACACCGCGAAAGGCAGAGATGACAAGACGGTTAGAACCATGTTGAAGCCAGTCGGCCATCATATATTGGGAACGGGTCGGTGCGGGAAGGTTAAGATGTTTCCAAATGAGGAAGAGGAAGAGTTTGAAATCTTGTTGAGCGGGATTGGTTTTAAGTGTTTTGTTGGTACGAATTGATCTACTCCTTCTAGATAGGCCTTATTTGGCATTTTCCAAGTCGTGGAGAGGCTTTATTGATTTAAATGACAAATCTATCATGAAAATAATAAAGCGCGTCCACGGCCTTTAAAAGTGGCTTAAAATCAATTTAATGATTTTTGATGTTTTTTACAGCTTAAAGCAATTAGTGCATCATGAGCTGTTCATTGATGCTCTTTTGACCGGCAGCTACGAGTTGATTAAAAGCATCAAGATGGTTCATCGTGTCATCAATGACGGCATCAATACCATTATCTTTCAAGAACTTAACGATGACTGCCCAGTCTTTGGCTTCGCAGTCGCCACGTTCTAATTTGTCTCTCATATCTTTCGCCATAAGGCCGTGGAGCATATTTAATAATTCAGTTGAAGCTTTGCTCTTAACTACTTGTTTTGTCATGGTTTTTCTTAAATTCCTTATCTTTACGCCTATCCTCACGCCAGCGCGTTATGGACTGGGTGATAAGCCATCCCGCAGTGGAAAGTGTAAGGATGAGTGCGGCAAATTCGTTAAATTGGGTAAGTGGTGGCAGCCAGATTGGTGATGTGACGGCGGTGGTGGCGGCGGTGGTGGTGATGGTTTCGTTCATAGTTTTTCCCTCCAAATGCCATAATCAATATTTACATAATAGGGTGGGATTATCTCCTCTTTCACCTTATCAGCTCGAAAATACCGCCAGCCATTCTGAACAAAACTAGGTGGAATGGGGAATGTAGAAGAGAGGCTGAGCCACTCATTATCCCAAACAACAAGCGGATAACTGGACGATGGGCTTTCTGTGTTAATTAATTCGATCCAGCCGAAGTTGATTCCGTCATACAAAAACCCACTGGCCGGTTCACGTGTTGGAGTGGCAGATTTGCCATAGAAATCACTAAAGCTAAGGGTGCCTGTTGGCTTAGCCACTAAAGCTCTGGCTACAGTACTATTTAAAGAAAGGATGGCGGCCATTTCCCGCCCCAGTTCTGTATTAATCATTGAGGCTGAAATAGCCCCAGTTGTTACTAATGTCATGGTTGTAAACTCGCATAGGCGGTGATATCTCCGGAAGCTAAGATATCGCCATCAATCCGCATCTCGCCGGTGAATGAAGGATTTTGTTTAAAGATATCAAGGGCTTGGTTAATCATTTCGGAAATCTTATTGGCAATGGTGCCGTTAATATCAGCGGGTTGCAGTGCGGTATCAGCTTTAGCAAGAGTGTTTTTAGTTGAGGTTGATAGGGTAATGGTGCGATTAGTAGATAGGTTGCCACCCCCCTCTAGTCCTAGAACTCCAAAGATCGTCGTTGTATTTCTGGCCGCGCCATTCCAGTATTGCATATCATTAATTGTAACATATCTTTTGTTAGAACCTTGTGTCATATTATCCATATGGAAAACATCTTTGGCTTGGTTTGTGGGATCATAAACGGATTTGAGCATATCGCCACTACCATTACCTCCACTACCGGGGTCTCCTTTGTCGCCCTTGTCCCCTTT